AAGAAATTTTAGAATTAATTACTTGTTTAATTGATGGACCTTATATTGAAGCTGAAAGAGACATTACACTTCCTATGAGAGGAAGCCGCAATCAACGTATTATTTATCTTGACAAAAATAAAAAAATATGATATAATTATTATATAAAATAAAAAAGGAGATAAATAATGAAGTGTAATTTAAAAAAAGAATCTAAAGATTATGGAAATATTTCTATGAATCTATATGATTTAAATAAATCTATTGTTTCATAGCTTCCAATAGCAGATAATATAGACCCTTATATTGAATTAATTAATGATAAAATGAAAAATTATTCAAATTTAATGCTTTTATGTAAAGAAATTTCTTATTATACTATTTTCTATCCAAAAGCAAACGAATCGGATTTTGAAAATAAAGGAAAAGCAGTTCTTACTTGCGCTTTAGATATTGGTAAGATTATTACTGTTGATTATATGGAAGCTTCTGATACAATTGAAATTTGGGTGCGGACAAATGAAGATGAAAATTTATGTATGTGCTTATTTGATTGTGAAGGTTTAATGGTTTCATATGGAGGATAAAATGAGTTATATTGTTAGTTCAGTTAATTTATTTAATACTGATTAGTATATATTTATTTATGATGATAATGGTAAGCGAGAAATAGCTTCAACAACTATTGATAATTTAGCAGAAGTAATTGTTAGTAGTTGTTATACATATGATATATACAATATTCACCTATATGGTAATGAAGGATATCTTGAAGGTTTTATTGAAGATATTCAAATGTATAATGTAAAAAATTATAATACTAAAAAAATTAATATTGAGGTAAATTAAAATGTCAAAATATCTTGTAAGTACAATTGAAGTATATAGAGTAGATAATGAAAATGAAGTAAAAGAAATTATTGATGAAGCTAAGAATGCTACTGAATTTTCATTAGCAAAATATTCTAGTGAATTTAAAGAAAGAAAATCTAAAGGTGCAGTTATTGATAGTTGGTATAAAGTTACTTTAAACAAACATTTCAATGATGAAAAAGACCCGATAAGTTTTGTTAATATTAATTATGAGGTAGAATAATGAAATTTGAAAAAGTAAGTAGATTTAATGATATTGATTTACCTTTACCAATTAGAAAAACAGAACAGAGCGCTGGATATGATTTTGTTGTAGCTGAAGATATTATAATTCCATCTTGTTCTGAAGAATTGAATTGGCTTGGTAGATATGAACTATTCCAATTACATTAGAATGTAATTGACTCAGAAGAAAAGAAGAAGGCTGAATATGAGCTTGCGCAAAAGATGAGTAAACCTTATACTCTTGAAGATGTTGCCGCTGTTACTAAAGCATCAAAAATTAAACCTTCTTTAGTTTCTACTGGAATGAAATGTGAATTACTTCCAAATACTTATCTTGAATTAAGCGTGCGGTCTTCTACTCCTTTAAAATATTGGCTTATTCTTGCTAATGGAGTTGGTATTATTGACGCTGATTATTATAATAATCCTGATAATGAAGGTGAAATTTTCTTTCAATTAATTAATTTATCTCCATTTGATATTCAATTAAAACGAGGAGATATTATTGGTCAAGGAATTATTAAACCTTATTATACCATTGAAGATGATGTAGCTATTGGCTTACGAACAGGCGGATTTGGTTCTACTTCTTTACAATCAATTAATTTAAATAACGAAATTAAAATTGATGAAAAATTACTTGATGTTTTTAATTCTCTTGGATTAAAAGCAGATGTTTTTGAATCAGTATGAGCAGAATCTTATCTTTAGATTAGTCTTCTAAAATAACTGGATATGCTATATTTGAAGATAATCAATTAATTGATTATGGACATTTTACTTGTAATCAATCCGATTTAGGAGATAGATTGCTTAATATTAGAAAAAATGTTCATCAATTAATTGATACTTATTCTATTAATAAAGTTATAATGGAAGATATACAACTTCAATCTAATGTAACAGGAAATGTTCAAACCTTTAAAACATTAGCAGAAGTATTTGGTGTTATTTATGAATTGATTGTAGAATTAGATATACCAGTTGAAGCTGTATTAGCTACAGTATGGAAAAGTAAAATCGGTATAAAAAGTAGAACTCGTCCAGAGTAGAAAAAAGAAGCTTAGTTATTAATAAAAACGCTTTATAATAAACAAGCTACAGAAGATGAAAGTGACGCAATATGTATTGGTCACTGGTATCTAAACTCTTAGGCAAAATCATTTGATTGGTCTGAATAAATAAAATCCCCTTACTTAAAATTGATATAGTGTGAGAAAAAATTTTAAGAAAGGGGATTTGTTATAATGTTAGCTTTTTTAACTGAACATTTCATTGAAATTATTTTTGGTTTAATTTCTGCTGGTGCTTTAGCTTTTTGTAAATATATGCATAGTCAAATGAAAAATTATAAAAAGCTTTTAGCAGACCAAGAGACTGACAAATTGAATGAAACAATTGACAGTAAAATTGAACCAATTCAATAGGAGCTTGAAGAATTAAGGTCTTATATCTATAATGTGGGTCAAGTAGAAAAGAATCACATGAATTTAATTATTTCTTCTTATCGTTTCCGTTTAGTTCAATTATGCAAAGGATTTATTAGACAAGGATTTATGACTCCCGACTAGTATGACCAATTAACTGAATTTTATAAATTATATACTTCTTTGGGCGGCAATGGTCAAGCTAAAAATTATTATGAAAGTGCGATGAAGTTAGAAGTACGAGATTGTAATATATAACAAAAAAAATGGGAGTATCTAAATTATTAGATACTCCCATTTTTTCTTTCTTCTTCTCTTTCATCTTTTAACCTCTTAAAGAGAAGATTTGCCATATGAATAATTTCCTATCCATATGTTGCTATAATATCAGCGAGAACTTCCTCTTGCTCATAAGTCAAATCTACGTTGTAGCTAAACATTGCGGCGTGAGTGAGTTCGTGGCATAAAACTTTTTTTAAATATTTATCACTTACATCATTACTTATATAAATTGTTTTTGTTACATCATCACAGCATCCTAGAGTATAAGCACCATCACTGCGTTTTAAAGCAGGGTGAAATGGAGAGGTTAAAAACACTCTCCATTGTTCACCATTAATGTTAATCATTTAATTGAGCCAATTTGTTTGCAAGAGCTGCTACTCGTTTACTTAAATACTGCTTTTCTTCAACAGTTGCACCTTCAACCATTTCAACTACATCTTGAGTTAACTCTTGCATATAAGTTTCTAATTCACGCATTTGAGTTGCTTTATCTGAATGCATTTCTTTTGATTCCATATACATGCGGCGCGACTGAGGACTACGTCCTTCACGCTGGTCGCGCATTAAATTATATTCTGTTTCACTATATTGTTTTGAACCAGTATTTCCAGAGGATGAATTACCTCCTCCGCTTCCAGAAGAATTACTCATGGAGGAGGAGTTGCCTCCTCCATTTCCAGATGAATATTGACGTTTTGTATCATTACCACCCATATAATTTGGGTTTTCATAATACATTTTTCCCATATCTCTATCCATATCTCTATTATACATTACTGGATAATATTTATGAGATTCTTTTTCTCCTTTATCCTGTTCCTTCATTGCTTTTGTAATAGTACAATAATAGATTGCTTCTTCAAGGTCTTTAATCATATCAATGGCTTCACCTAATTCTTTAGTATCAACTGTATCTAAATGAGTTAATTGACTTTCAACGCAAGCCATTAAAGATTCTTTCATATGTTCTAATCTTTTCTCCATTTATAAGACCTCCTTTCATTAAGCAACACGTTCAACAATTAAGTTTGCGTTTTGTACATTTACTGGAATATCACTTACATTTCTTACACTTACACTTACACAACATCCACGAGGAACATCAATAAAGGTAGTTCTTGAAACATTTGAGAACTCTTCAACAGCCGCTGGTGTTTCAATCATTATAGTAGCTTGAAGAGGTTCACCCTCTATCGCAATAGCCAATGAAATTGGTCCAACTGTTTCTCCTGTTGGAACAGCAATATTTGCTCCAAAAGTGATGCGGAATCTTGCTCTACATTGATTAGTAATTCCTCTAAGAGTAATTAAACCACTACCAGCTCTATGAGTCATAGATGGGCCACCGCATACGGCGGTATCTGTGAAATAAACAGTCTGATTTGCTGGAACTGTCTATAAAGCATTAGCAATAATTTCCATACAGATTTTTTACCTCCTTTGTTAATTAACCACCGCAGCATCCAGTGTTGCCATACCCATATCCATAAGATGGATAGCAACAATTAGGATTAGGAACTACATAAGCGGGAATAGGACATGGGGTATCAAGTCTGCGAATAAGTTCTGCGGTTTGAGCTTCCTGATTAGCTGCAATGAAAGCGTTCTGAGCTGCCTGAGAAGCTGCGAATTTTAGACTCTGATTTTCTGCGGTAAGAGTAGCAATCTTATCCTGAGTTAAGAAATCTAAAATAGAACGAACACCTGCGTTATTACTGTCAATAATATCACGAGTGCTATCAGCAATTGCTCTACGAGTATCGCAAGCTTGAGTTGCCATGTTATAGTTGGTTTCAGCAAATCCTCTTTCAATAGCGCGCTGAGTTTCGCAGCAACAAGCCGCATTATCAGCTGCCATACCATGTAACTGAGTAGATAAATCAAATGTCTACTGAGCTGTACCTTGATTGATACCAGAGAAACCTTGACATAGAGTATTTTGAATGTTACTAAATCCATTTAACATACCAGTATTCATGGCATAGAAACCATCACAAATACCTTGCTGAACACCACGGACGCTATTTTCTAAACCGTTCATATCAAAACCATAAGCAATTTCTTCACGAACTGTTCCACGTCCACCTTGATTGCCGCCCCAGCCGTTGTTACCCCAGAGCAAGAATAAGAGGATAATCCACCATCCATCTCCGCCCCAGCCGCCGAAGCCGCCGCAATTCTCTCTACCGCCACCTGTTGCGGCAACGATATCTGCCAAACTGTAACCATTAGAATTAAACATAAAAGAAACCCTCCTTTAATTAAAAAAAATATTTTATTTATTTAAAGCCAAAAAACTATTGTTTAAAGGCATTAAACTCTTTATCATAATCCATACCTCTTTGAGATGTGATATTCCGAGCAATTTTTTCAATCTCCGCAGTCTAACCATTGCGAGCGAGATTCAATAAATTGGCTCCAAAAGGAGTATCTTGCATCGTCTCTAAAACACTTAACATAAGTTGTTGAGGATTTTGACCATTTCTAATCATAGCTATTAATTGTCTCGGATCAACTTGTGCCATTCTTCATACCTCCTTAAAATTGTAATGGCGAAACATTATGTTGCTATTGTGCGGGTGGTGCCGCAAACTAATTACTATTCATCTACTACTATACCTATTGCTATTCTTCTATTGGAGTAGAAGGCGCAGAAGAATTATTATACATCATTTTTAACTACATAATTACGTTTTCAAATTCTTCTCTTGTAATGTAAGATGAATCTGCTGCCTAACCTGTTGGCATTTCTTTTAACTCATATACATTAATTGCCACAGAGCCATCTAAATTAATAAATTTAGTATAGATTTTTTTATTAGCAACATCTGGGAAATAAAAAATTGAGCCATCAAAATCAATTGAAGATGCTCTTACTTCTTCAATTGAAGAAACCGGTCTGACTCTCGCATTCCAAGTTCCAGAAGTATAAGGAACTTGTCGTTGGTAAGAATACTGCTGAGTCGTCTAATTCTGCGGTGGACTCACCTGCTACTGATTATATTGATAATTCATATATTCACCTCCAAGGTATTTATTCATTTTTTTTATTTTTCTCTTACCCTTCCATTACTATATAAAAATTGTTTCAGATTTTTAAACAAGAAACACTCACACATTTTTTGTCTGATTTTTCATCCTTACAATTTTTATTCAATTTTTCAAAATTACAATTTTATTTTTAAAATCCGAATGTCAAAAAGTAAATTTAAAAATCAAATACTCAAAAATTAAAATTTTTTACACTTTTTACACAAAAAAATTTGATTTTCTCACAAATTTATGTTATAATAATATTGTAAAAAATTTTAAAGGAGGAGTTTAAATATGCTCTCTATTGCTATTTATGATGACAACAAAACATATTTAAATGAATTGCGTGAGATGATTCAAGAATATTTAATAGAATCTAAGTCTGTGGCAAAAGTATCAATTTTTGATAAATCAGAAGATTTACTTGTTGTTCCTGCAAGTTTTGATGTTTATATTATGGACACTGATTCATCAGAAAATCTATATGAGTTAAGTCATCGCATGGATAAAATAGACCCAAATAGTTATTTTATTTTTATTGGAGAAGATCCTTCTCTCGCTTATCCTGCTTATAAAGTGCATGCAGATCATTATTTTTTAAAACCAATAGAAAAAGAAGAATTGTTTGAATTATTTAATATAATTAAAAAAGAGATAAGAGAAGATAGTTTGGTAATTAAAACTGCGGAAGGTGAAAGAAGAATACGCTCAAGTCAAGTTAATTATATTAACATTGTAAAACGTTGTTTATGTTATCATTTAAAAAATGGAACAATGTTTGATGGTTAGTCATTGCGCTCATCTTTTGAAAAAGCAATAACTCCATTGAACCAACATCCGCAATTTTTATTTTTAGCACCAAGTTTATTGATTAATTTAAGTGAAATTAAGATTATTGATACTGACCATTTAACTTTTGAAAATGATGAAGTATTATATTTTCCCAAAAAATCTCATGATTTAATTCGTGAACGTTGGCTTACTTATAATAGAATTTAATATAAACAAAAATAAGGGGAACCTTTAGATTATACTAAAGGTTCCCCTATATTTATTTTATTGATTTACACAAGGTGTAACTTTATTTGTATGTACTTCAGCTTCAATTTTCTTTGTAATATAAATTTGTAAATCTCCAATAGCAGAAGTTAAATATTCTTTTGCGTCCTCACTTAAAATATCCATTACTGCTGAACAAGTTAAATTAAATGCTTCTTTCTGCGCTTCCGCATCAAACTTTCCTTGTTGTTTTAAACTTTCAACATATGTCTAATTGGTTGCTAAAACGCAAGTATTAATTGTTTCAGTAAGCATATTTAAATATTTATTTAATGTTTCATCATCAATTTTATTTGAGATTTCTGCGCTTTTGGAATTAACCCATTTTACAAAAAAAGTAGTTAATACACCCAATAATGGAATTATACAAACTTGAAAAATTGTAGCTACTAATTCAGATACTACCATTTTTTCATCTCCTTACTGGGAAAATTTGTTTATGAAAAATTTCTGGAATATTTAAATGTTGCGGACAAATTTTTACACATTGACCACAATTTTTACAATTCTGTGTAGAGTTAGAACTATGAATATTCTAATATAAAAATTCTCTTGACTATAAATCTTTAGATTGAATAAAATTATTATATTCTTTAAAAATTTTATCTATTGGTAAATTAGCAGGACATCTTTGAACACAATAACGACATCCCGTACATTGAATTAAACTCTATTCTTGATAATCTTGAATATTTTGTTTAATATGCTACCACTCTTCTGGAGTTAATTTATGAGATTCATTTTCAAAATAATTTAAATTATCTTTAATCATTTCATAAGTTTCTGCTCCTGATAAAATAATTTTAACGTTGTCTAAAGTTTCTAAAAAAGAATAACATAAATAGACTGGATTAATATTGTTTTCTTTTAATCTATCTAATGATTTTTTAGGTAAATTATTTATTAATAATCCGCCTTTAGTTGGTCCCATTGTAATAATAGGTAAATCATATTCTTTTGTTAAAAAATATAATTCTTTCGCCTCACCTAAAATCCAATCATAATAATTTAATTGAAACTAAACGATATCCCAACATTTCATTTCTAATAATTTTTTTAAAATATCAACTTTTCCATGAAAAGAAAAACCCAATAATTTAATTTTTCCTTGTTCTTTTTGTTTTAAAAAGAAATCAATAATTTGATATTTTTCCAAGTAATTAAAATTACGTTCATCTAAAGCCTAAATCAAATAAACATCAAAATAATCAGTTCTACATTTTGCTAATTGATTATTAAAATAATCATTTAAATTCCAATTTTTATTTTTTTGAATAAAATAAGGAATTGTAGATAATGGAAGTTTATCACATAATTTATATGAAGTCCGAGGATGCTATTTTAAAGCATCCCCAAGACGTATTTCACAAGCGTTTTGTAAATAGAAATCACAAGCTTCAAAATAATTAATTTTATTATTTAAAGCATATTCTATTAGTTGTTTTGTATATTGTTGATTAGAATTATGACGCATAATTCCTAATCCCATTTTAGAAATATTTAAATTATTAATATTATTCTAAATCATTTTCTGTTAAA